ATATCAGAATTAACTACATTTTCACAAAAAGGCAACTCTTTTGAAGCAGAAGAAGGTTGTAATGATGACCTGGCAATGTGTCTTGTAATATTCTCTTGGTTAGTGGCACAAGATTACTTTAAAGAAATGACTGAAAATGATGTAAGAAAAAGAATATATGAAGAACAGAAAAATCAAATTGAACAAGATATGTCTCCATTTGGATTTATTTCTGATGGATTTAATGATGAAACAACCTTTGTAGATAATTCTGGTGACAGATGGTATGCTGACGAATATGGTGACAGATCATACATGTGGGATTACATGTAATGGATTTTGATGATCAAGTAGAACTAGAACATCTACTATTTCTCGAACGTAAGTGTAGAGTATGTGGAAAGGTTAAAAGTTTACTTGATGATTTTTATCTTACAAGAAAAGATAGAGGTACACTTCCATCAGCATATTCATACGAATGTAAAGAGTGCACAATAAATCGTGTAAAAAGAGGTAGAAAGAGTAATTTAACTTGGGAATACCCTGATTGGTGAATATTCACGCACCGTTTCCCCGTTGAAAATACCCCTTTTCATAAATATTTTTAGATAAATTTGGCTGCGAGGGAAAAACAAGATGCCACTAAATTTAGCATCTCCCGGTATTGTAGTAAGGGAAGTGGATCTAACGGTAGGTAGGGTTGATCCTACTTCTTCCGGTGTTGGTGCAATTGTTGCACCTTTCGCACAAGGTCCTGTACAAGTTCCTACAATAATCGGAAGCGAAAAGGATCTTTTAGATACTTTCGGACAACCATATAACACAGATAAGCACTATGAGCACTGGCTCACTGCTTCTTCATACTTAGCATATGGTGGATCACTACAGGTCGTTAGAGCAGATAATACAGGTCTCAAAAATGCATTTGTTGGAGCTGCATCTTCAATAAAAATCAAAAGTTTAGATCATTATGAAGAACTTGGATATGATGAAAATGCAATTACTGATGTAGTTGTTGCGGCAAGAAATCCTGGTTCTTGGGGTAATGGTTTAAGAGTTGGTATTATTGATAGCAGAGCAGATCAAATTCTTACCTTAGGTGCAGCAAATAATATTGCTGTTGGTATGGGAGTTACTCAGGCAATTCCTGCTAACACAGTTGTTGCTGGATCTGGAACAACATCAGTTCTGACCGGACACCTAAAAGGTATTGTCACAGAAGTTGATGGGACTGATATTTCAGTAAAAGTTCTTGAGCATGTTTCAGGATCAACAGTAACAGAAGTTGACTATCAACCTTCTGGAGCATATGCATTCTCTACAAGTGTAAATGTAGCAATTCACACTGCAGGTCAATCAACATCATATGCATCTACTTCAGTCAGTGCAGAAAAAGATTGGTTTGATCAACAGACCTTAACAACGACTTCTTCTACTACTGTTAAGTGGAACACGTTATCAGATCGTCCAGGAACTTCTTCATATGCTGCGGCAAGGGGATCTAGATTTGATGAAGTTCATGTTGTCGTGATTGATGGAGGTGTTACTGGAAACAGTGGAACGATTCTTGAGAAGAGTCTCAGTCTTTCAAAAGCAAAAGACGCAGAATTCTCCTTAGGTTCACCACAATATTGGAGAAAGTTCATTTCAAATGGATCTCAGTATATCTTTGGTGGTTCCGAACCTGCAGGTATTGTAACTACTGGATTTAAGAGTGGAACTTTTGATCTTGAGACAGATGTTGGTTGGGATCAAAATGCAGAGGGAATCACCTTTGCGGCAAGTGGAAATTCTAACAATGTACTTACAGGTGGAAAAAATTATGGTGGAAAACTAGGAATCACTTCTACTGGAGCATTGAGTTCTGGTTTAGATGGACTGGTATCTGGGTACAATTTATTTGAAAATACTGAACAGTATGATGTAGATTTCATTCTTATGGGATCTGCAGGATATGCTAAAGAAGATGCACAAGCACTTGCTAATAAGTGTATTGCTGTTGCTGAAGCAAGAAAAGATGCAGTAGCATTCATCTCACCATATAGAGGTGCAGCATTAACTGATACTACTGTCGATACAGCAGTGACCGTTAATTCAGCAGAAACTATTACAGAAAATGTAATTAGTTTCTTTTCTCCTGTCACTTCATCGACTTATGCAGTCTTTGATAGTGGTTATAAGTATATGTTTGATAGGTTTGCAAATACCTTCAGATATGTTCCTTTGAATGGAGACATTGCTGGACTTTGTGCAAGAAATGATGCGAATAATTTCCCATGGTTCTCACCAGCAGGAACTAATAGAGGGGCAATCCTGAACGCAGTCAAACTTGCATATAACCCAAGCAAGACACAGAGAGACAAACTTTATTCGAATAGAGTCAACCCAGTAATCTTCTCACCTGGTTCTGGTATTATTCTCTTCGGAGACAAAACTGGATTTGGTAAGTCATCGGCATTTGATCGTATCAATGTTCGCAGATTGTTCCTCTTCCTCGAAGATGCAATTTCTGCTGCTGCTAAAGATCAACTCTTTGAATTCAATGATGAAATTACAAGAACCAACTTTGTAAATATTGTTGAACCATTCCTTCGTGATGTCCAGGCAAAGAGAGGAATCTTCGACTTCGTTGTTATTTGCGACGAAACGAATAACACTGCTGCTATTATAGATAATAATGAGTTCGTAGCAGACATCTTTATTAAACCCGCAAGATCAATCAACTTCATCGGTCTTACGTTTGTTGCCACCAGAACTGGTGTTTCATTTGATGAAGTAATCGGTAACGTTTAATTTAGAGGTATAAGAAACAATGGCAAATCGTCAACAGGTAAATACTTTACCACTAAGAACTATCACCGACTTCAAAAGTAAGTTAAAGGGTGGTGGTGCAAGACCTAATCTATTTGAGGTGGAACTTACGTTCCCCTCAATCGTTGGAGTTCAGGATGAAAATGAAGTTCTTGATAATGCAAGGTTTTTAGTAAAGGCAGCAAACTTACCTGCTTCTACAATTGCACCTATTGATATTCCTTTCAGAGGAAGAATCCTGAAGATTGCAGGTGACAGAACATTCGAAACCTGGACAATCACAGTTCTCAATGATACTTCATTCTCTATCAGATCTGCATTTGAAAAGTGGATGAATACCATCAACAAACTGGATAATGCTACTGGTGAAACTGATCCAGCACTTTATCAAGTGGATGCAAAAGTCAATCAATTAAATCGTGATGGTGGAACCCTTAGAAGATATATTTTCAAGGATGTTTTCCCAACTAATATTTCTGCAATTGATTTAAGTTATGAAACTACTGATACTATTCAGGAGTTTACTGTTGAGATGCAGGTTCATTTCTATGAAGCAATTAAAGGTAATGCTCCAGAATCTGGTGGTGAAAGCATCAGCTAAATAGTAAAATAACAGTCTAAGCAAGTTTATAATATGGCAAAACTTTTTGGTTTTTCTATTGAGGATAACGAGAAAAAATCCAAGACTATAGTTTCCCCCGTCCCCGAAAATAACGAGGACGGGGTTGATAACTATATTAGTAGTGGATTTTATGGTTCGTATGTAGATATTGAAGGACAATATAGAACAGAATTTGACTTAATCAAAAGATATAGAGAAATGTCACTTCATCCCGAAGCGGATGGGGCAATAGAAGATGTTGTAAATGAAGCAATCGTCAGTGATCTTTACGATTCACCGATTGAGATTGAACTTTCTAATCTCAATGCAACTGATAATTTAAAGAAAGCAATCAGAAAAGAATTTAAATATATCAAAGAAATTTTAGATTTTGATAAGAAGTCTCACGAAATTTTTAGAAATTGGTATATTGATGGAAGACTTTATTATCACAAAGTAATTGATCTCAAAAAACCTCAGGAGGGTATTAAGGAACTGAGGTATATCGACCCCATGAAAATGAGGTTTGTAAGACAAGAGAAGAAAAAAGATAAAAATCTTATTGGACCAAATATTCCTGGTCGTGATGAATCTAAAAATGGAATTGCTCCAGAGATTGAGGAGTACTTTGTTTATACTCCTAAACCACAATATCCAACTAATAACTTATCAAGTGGTAGTGGTGGTAAAGGAACTAAGATTGCAAAAGATGCAATTACCTACTGCACTTCAGGTCTTGTAGATAGAAATAAAGGGTCTGTTCTTTCTTATCTTCATAAGGCAATCAAAGCACTCAATCAACTTAGAATGATTGAGGATTCTCTGGTAATTTATAGATTATCAAGAGCACCAGAACGTCGTATTTTTTATATTGATGTTGGCAATCTTCCTAAAGTAAAGGCGGAGCAATATCTTCGTGATGTTATGATGCGTTATCGTAACAAGCAAGTTTATGATGCAAATACTGGAGAGATTCGTGATGACCGCAAATTTATGTCCATGATGGAAGACTTCTGGCTTCCTAGAAGAGAAGGTGGTAGAGGAACAGAAATTTCTACACTTCCTGGTGGACAGAACTTAGGGGAACTTGCCGATATTGAGTATTTTCAAAAGAAATTATATAGAGCACTTGGAGTTCCCGAATCAAGAATTGCCGCCGATGGTGGTTTCAATCTTGGTCGTTCTTCTGAGATTCTGAGAGATGAACTCAAGTTTGCCAAATTTGTTGGTCGTCTGAGAAAGAGATTTGCTCAGATGTTCAATGATATGTTGAAGACTCAATTGATTCTTAAAAATATTGTATCACCCGAAGATTGGGATAAAATTTCCGATCACATCCAATATGATTTCCTGTATGACAATCAGTTTGCAGAACTCAAAGAAACTGAAATGTTGAATGAGAGACTTGGTGTTCTCGCAACAATTGAACCTTATATTGGCAAGTATTATTCAACTCAATGGGTTCGTAGTAAAGTACTCCGTCAAACTGATTCTGAACAGATTGAAATGGATGAACAAATTGAACAAGAAATTAAAGATGGAATTATTCCAGATCCAAGTGCCGTAGATCCTATTACTGGAGAACCACTACCACAAGAAGGTGAGCAAGGAATGATAGGTGATGTTCCGATGGAACCAGAAGTTGATGGTGGAATAACTGATGCAGACGGCAAAGCTGCCGAGATATAAATATAAAATATAGTTATTATAAATTTTCATGGAAGAAATTGTAAATTTAATCGGAGCAGACGAATCTGCATCCGATATTAGTGACAAAATTAAGGATGTTTTGTATGCAAAAGCAGCAGAACGTATTGATGGTATTAGACCAACAGTAGGTACATCCATGTTTGATGAACCATCAGAAGAGGATCAAGGAGAATGATTGTAAAAGTCTTGGCAGCAGAAACAGATTTGACTTCTGCAACTAATGTTAGTCTTGCTACAGTTGTTAGGTTAGTCAACAATAGTGGTTCAATTGATGTTGTTACTAGAAAAACTTCTGATGGAGCAACCATAGGATCATTCACTTTGACTGCCAACTCTGTAACGTTTGCAGAAAAAGACGCTACTGATACTTTTGAGGGTGGCGCAACCATTTTAGCAGCAAAAGTAGCATACAACATCTCATAAGAAAAATGAAACTTATTACCGAAGAAATTTCAAACGTAAAAATCATTACCGAAGGTAAAGGTTCTGGAAAGAAACTTTATATTGAGGGTGTATTTCTCCAAGGCAATTTAAAAAATCGCAATGGAAGAATGTATCCTATGGAAACTCTTTCCAAGGAAGTTGGTAGATATAATGAAACCTTTGTTCAAAAGGGTCGTGCTCTCGGAGAACTCGGCCATCCTGATGGACCTACCGTAAATCTTGACAGAGTTTCTCATAAGATTACTTCTCTCACTAAAGAGGGAAATAATTTTAGAGGTAAAGCACAAATCCTCAATACACCTATGGGTAAGATTGCATCTTCACTTCTTGATGAGGGTGTAATGCTTGGAGTTTCTTCTCGTGGTATTGGTTCTCTAAAAGAAGACCGTGCTGGAATCAAAGTTGTTGGTGAAGATTTCATGTTAGCAACTGCTGCTGATATCGTTGCCGATCCTTCTGCCCCCGATGCTTTTGTATCAGGAATTATGGAAGGAAAAGAGTGGGTTTGGGAAGGAGGAATTCTTCGTGAACAACTCGCAGAAAAGACACAGAGAAGAATTAATACTCTGGTTGACCAAAAAACCCTTGAAGAGCACAAACTGAGCTTATTCAATAATTTCTTATCAAATCTTTAATTTATAAATAAATATAGATTAATACAAACATATCTAATCAAATGTCCGTTGGTAGCAATTTACAAGAAATGGAAAACGTAGTAACCAAAGGCGCTGCTGCAGCTGAACCAATGCAAAAACTGTCCCTTTCAACTCCCGGACAGGCTTCTGTAGAGGATCTCGGTGGCCCAACCCCAGAAAATTACAAAACAGACGACGACTCTGCAAAGTTAGCAGAACCTAAGATCGCAACTGTCAAAGACATTGTGAACAGAGGTGCTAAACCTGCCGAACCCATGCCTAAAAAAGGTATGAAGGAAGAGGAAGAAGTCGAAGGTGAAGTAGTCGAAGAGGAAGAAACCACTGCATCTGCCGAAGATGTAGTTTCCGAAGAGGAAACTGCTGAAGACGCAGAAGTTGTTTCAGAAGAAGAGGAAGCACCCGAAGCAGAATACAACGTCGAAGAAGATGTTGAAGCACTGCTTGCTGGTGAAGAACTTTCTGAAGATTTCCAAGAGAAAGCACGCACCATTTTTGAAACTGCTATCAAGGCAAAAGTTGCTACAGTTCAAGAAGAACTGAAAGCACAATATGAAGCAACTTTAGAAGAAGAAGTTTCCGTTATCAAGGAAGAACTTACTACTAGAGTTGATGCATATCTTGAGTATGTTGCCGAAGAGTGGATGACCGAAAATCAACTCGCAATCGAGCAAGGACTCAAGGCAGAAATGACCGAATCGTTCCTCACTGGAATGAAGAGTCTTTTTGAAGAACATTATGTACAAATCCCTGAAGAAAAATATGATGTAACCGCCGCAATGGTGGAAAAACTAGATGAGATGGAAGATAAACTCAACGAGCAAATTAAGTCAAATGTTGCTCTCAATCAAAGATTAGCTGAGTCGGTTGCTGATGTAATCTTCTCCGATGTCTGTGAAGGTCTCGCACTTTCCCAGAAGGATAAACTCGCTTCTCTTGCCGAAAATGTTGAGTTTGATAGTGAAGATACATATCGTGAGAAACTGGTTACCCTGAGAAATTCCTATTTCCCAGATAATGCCGGTGCTCAAAGAGACGAGTCAGAGAATATTTCCGAAAGTTCGGAGGTATCTACACAACAACCAGTTACTGGTTTAATGGAATCGTATCTTGATGCTCTGACAAGAGTTTCGCAAAAGTGATTTTTAAATTATAAATCAAACTAAAATTTTTAACAAGGTAAATTCAAATGCAAGGTTTCAATGCTGAACACCTTCAGGAGAAGTGGGCACCTATCCTCAACCATGAGGGTCTCGGAGGCATCCAAGATGCACATAAGAGAATGGTTACCGCAGTTCTTCTGGAGAACCAAGAAAAAACTTTAAGAGAGGAAGCAGAATTCCTCGGAGAAGCAGGTCCTACCAACTCCGCAGGTACAGGCGGTTTCAGTGGTAGTGCTGGTAACACTGTTGCTGGTTTCGACCCCGTTCTGATCTCTCTGATCAGACGTGCAATGCCTAACCTGGTCGCATATGACCTCGCAGGCGTTCAACCAATGAACGGTCCTACTGGACTCATCTTTGCAATGCGTTCCCGTTACGCTACTCAGAGTGGAACAGAAGCACTGTTCGACGAGGCAGATACCGCATTCGCAAACAGTGGTATTTCTACTTCAGGACTTTATGTTCCTGGTAGTGACAACTCCAACGTTGGTTTAGGAACAGGCACCGGCAATGCTGGTAGCAGCGATCCTTCCGCACTCAACCCAAGCACTAATGTAACCCAAAGTGCATATGGTGTTGGTCAGGGTATGGACACCGGAATGTCCGAAGGACTCGGTGCCGATGGTGACAACAACTTCAACGAGATGGCATTCTCGATTGAGAAAGTCACCGTTACTGCTAAGTCAAGAGCACTGAAGGCAGAGTACTC